CTCCGTGGCGCAGAAAAAGCTCTGGAACAGTATCAGGTCATGCGCGATATGTCCATGGAAGAAGAGCTTGCATACTGGGAGGAAGTGCAGAAACATCTGAAGCGCCGGTCGGACGAGTGGTATGACGTCCAGAAGAAGATCAAAGACCTCAATACCGATATCGCCGAAGAGAAGAAGGCCAAGAAGGAAGAAGAGCGCGAAAAGAAGCGGGAAGAATGCGAGAAGCGCAAAGAAGAAAAGGCCAAGCAGCGGGAAGAAGCCCAGAAGAAGCGGGAAGAAGAAGCGGCCAAGCGGCAAGAGCTCTATGACAATCAGAGACGCCGCCGGGAAGAGGCTTATGAAAAGCTCCAGACCAAAAGAGACAATCAGGACAAGATCCTCGATAATTGGAAGGTCTATCATGATATGTCTCTGAAGGCAGAGGCTCAGTATTGGAACAAAGCGCGGAAGCAGTTTAAGGAAGGCACCGCCTTAAGGATCGAGGCCGATCAGAAGTACTTTGAAGCCCAGAAGGCGTGGAAAGATAAGCGCGCCGAGCTGAAGCAAGAAGAACTTGAGCAGGAGCAGGGGATCAACTCCCGCCTGGCATCTGAAATCGAAGATCTGACGAAGACCTACGAGGACGCCGTGGAAGAGCGGAAGAGCTCAATCCTGTCCTCCATGAGTCTCTTTGAAGACTGGGACAGCACCGGATATACCGCCGACATCCTCAAGCGCAACCTGCAACACCAGGTCGAAGGCCTGAAGCTGTGGGAAGCGGAAATGAAGTCCCTGAGGAAGAAGGCCCTGCCGGAAGAGTTTGTAAAAGAACTCGAAGACATGGGTCCGGACGCCACGGCATCCATCTGGTCTCTTAACCGGATGACGGCTGCGGAACTGGACGAATACGTCAAGCTCTGGAAGGAAAAAGGCGAAATCGCCACGAAAGAGGCGAAACGGCAGAATAAGGATCTGCTGGCAGAGACCAAAACAGAGATAGCAGAACGAAAGTCCACGGCAAAGAGCGAAATCAAAGCCCTCCGGGAGCAGCTCAAAGCTGACCTCGCCGAAGTAAGCACCGACATTGACAAGTCGCTTCTGACCATCCTTAAGAAGTCCGGGAGCCTGACGGAGCAGACCCTTGCGGCGATGATAGCGGAGATCAATGACCCGAAGCCGAAGAACGAACTCCGGAAGGGTTCTATCGCACTGTCCCTGTCGATCACCGGCGGGATGAACGATGGGCTGAAGACGTCTCTGCCTTCCGTAAAGACTACCGCTGCGGATACTGTCGATAAGACGCTTGGCGCCATGAAGAAAAAGGTGTCTGACCATGCGGCGTCAAAGGAGAATATCGGTGTCTCAATCGCTACGAGCATAGCCGCCGGCATGACCCGCAATACTTCCGTGGTTGCTGACAGCGCAAGGCAGATGATCATAGCTGCCATGACTGCTGCGAACGCACAGGTGGATGCGGAGTGGAGCAATCGGAGCATGGCCGGGATCCGGTCTATCAACAACCTGATATCTCCTGTCGGCATCAGCTCGCAGGCCGTCACCAGAGACCCGACACAGGCCAATATGGAACGGCTCCTGCGACAGGTAACGCTTATCAGCGAGCAGCTGACACGGACACAGCTTGTAATGGATACCGGGGCACTTGTAGGCGCGATACAGCCGGCAATGAGTACGCAGCAGGCCGCTGTGACAATCAGAAGGAACAGGGGGATGCTGTAAATGAAGATAAATAGTTGGGATATATCAAACGCCATGGCGAAGCAGTGGAACGTCACGAAAGGCCATAATTCTCTCAGTAATCCGAGCGAATGGGGAGCCGGGGCATTGTCTCCGGTTCTCTTGGACAGCAGGATCGGTTTTCAGTCCTGGTCTATTGTGCTGTTGGTTTATGGAACATCCAGAGAGGACATCCAGAGGAACGCCTCCCTGATCCTGTCAAAGATGCTCGGCCCGGTAGACATTGAGTTAGATGGATTCTCCCGGAAGTTTTACGGCTACCTCAAGACGCACTCCGTGGAAGAGTCAAGCAAAAAACGTTTTCACCGCCTGACTCTGAATCTGGATGGGTACGAGTACTCCGCACAGATGGCGGTGAGCGGGAAAAGCTCAATTTCCGTATCCAACCCCGGAACGCTTCCTACTCCGTGTGTCCTAACGATATCACCCACGCAGGCCGCCGGGCAGATCACGGTGAGCGGGCTTTATACCGGGAGCGTTAAGGTAACCAATGTGACAAGCGGGACTCCTATTGTGATTGACGGAGAGACCGGGATCATCACGGAAGGCGGGAGACTGAGAGAATATGACTTTTGGAAGCTTCCGGCAGTAAAGCCCGGCAGTTCCACGCTCACTGTGAGTAGTAGCTTTGCTACTGTATCTGTGAGTTTCAAACCCCGGTATATGTAGGAGGTGAGCGATGTGCTGAAATGGTATGATTCCGAGAAAAGCTACAAAGGAATCATAAGCAAATACAGAGACTTGCGGATCGAGTCTGAGTTAAAAACAGCCGATAAAACACTGAGCGTCACTCTCCTGGAAGATATTGGGATTACAAATGAGTGTTACATTCGGACCGAAACGGACGAATATGTTGTCAAAGAAGTCACCGATATCACCGGAAACTTCAAGCAGATCGTGGCTGCCTTGAACCTGGAAGAACTGGAAGCGAAAGCATTTAAGACGTTTTCCGTAACCAGTCAGACCATCGAGGCAGCCGCCCGGACTGCGATCACCGGGACAGGATGGCGTGTGGCATATTCGGACGTTACAAAGGCGCGGAACGCGGGGATGCTCAAAAAGTCCGCCCTGGGGATCCTGCAAGGCCTGTGCACAGCTTTTATGTGCGACATGGTGTTTGATACGATCAATAAGACCGTGTCGTTCTACAACAAGCTGGGCAGTAATAAAGGCGTATACTTCCGGGATGGTATCAACCTGAAAAAGCTGACGGCCAAAGCGTCCTCGTATGACTTTTACACCCGGATCATTCCGTACGGAGCAGACGACCTCGATATTAAAGAGGTTAATGGCGGTGTGGAATATGTGGAAAACTACCAGTACAGTACGAAGGTACGAACATACATCTGGATCGACACCAACTACACCGATGCCACCGCATTAAAGGAAGACGCAACCGCAAAACTGGCAGACATGAGCAGACCGACAGTGTCTTACTCCGCAGAGATCAGAGACCTTGCGAAAATGTCAGACGTTTACAGCCTGTTTGAGTACGGGCTGGGCGACACGATCACACTGACGGATGGCAGCACAAAAACCCGGGACACGCAGCGTATTGTAAAGCTTGTGGAGTACCCGGACAATCCGGAGAAAAACACCGCCGAACTCTCCAATACCTTCCTGACGTGGGAGGAATTGCAGGAGCGTGAACGGGCTGCTTCGGAGATCGTCAATGCGGTTATATCTCAGGACGGCACGTTCAACGGCATTGTCAAGGTATCCGACATCCTCCACTGGAATGAAGAGGTGGAAGCCGGGATCCAGGGGAGCGCCTACCTCGGAAATTATATCGAGGCTACGGACGGAAGGATTTCCGCTGTTGAACTGACCGTCGGCACCATTGCGGCAAACTATATCACCGCAGAAGAAGTTGCTGCCACCTATGCCACCATAGCGGACCTGGAAGCCGATTATGCGACTATTGCGAGCCTCGACGCTGCAAAGGCAGATATACAGGGACTCAACGCTAAAGTCGCATCGATCGAGACAGCGTACATTTCCACGGCAGAAGTCAATTCCCTGTTGGCCAACTACACCAAGACGAAGGATCTGCAGGCGCAGTATGCTACCATCAACCTCGCAAACGTGGAGGCCGGATCCATTACCACCGCCATGATCGGAGCGGGGGTTGTTGGCACGGAGCAGATTGCTGATGCGTCTATCACATCCGCAAAGATCGTCGCCCTGGATGCCGCAAAGATCACCACCGGCACACTGGATGCCAGCCTGTTAAATGTCGTCAACCTTAACGCTGCGTCCATTACCGTGGGAATGATCAACGGACAGCAGATCGATAGCGGGACGATTAAACTGACCAATCTGGCGCAGGAGGTCACGGACGAGATTGACGCTGCCACCGCGTACCGTCTCGATACCGAATACACCACGCAGGAAAAGACGTATGAGTTTACCGCCCATCTGTTTTATGGGGCGAATGACGTTACATCCGATTATGACGCCAGGAAGTTCCGATGGTACGTCCGAAACGAAGACGGGGACATAGATCTTGGCAGAGGTTACACGATGACGGTTAGCAGAGACCTCGCCGGGTACGTCGGTACAATCGTATGCCGGTGGAGCGATACAGAAGAGGCTGTTGTTATCGGAAGCGGAAATCAGATTATCGTCGGTTCCAACGGCGAAACCTTAATTGGTATTTTCTAAAAAAGGAGGACTATTATGGCTGATGTAAAGCAGCGGGTGACCGGGTTTCCGTCGACCACAGAGACGGCAAGTGACGACTACCTCTTGCTTGACGGTGCGACAAACGGCACCCGGAAGATCTTAATGACAGACGTGGTGGATGACACGTTAACAGTCGAGGGCAAGGCCGCAGACGCAAAGGCAGTCGGGCAGGAGCTTGCGAAGAAACTCGACTCCGCAGACGCGCCGACAAAAGTCAGTGACCTGACCAACGATGCGAAGTACCAGACCGACACCGAAGTTGCCACGGCTGTCAGTGGAAACGTTGACGCCACTCTGGCTGTCACCGGGAAAGCGGCTGATGCAAAAAAGACCGGTGATGAAATCACTGCGTTAAAGAGTGATTTACAGAAATATGACGATCTCTGCCGCATTATAGAAATCTCTGATACAAGTACCACTCTTGGAGACATTACGACGATCTTGAACAACGTTAACACTGTAGGTGATCATGTATTTTTTGATATGTCGGCCCTTGGTGTAATGATGTACCTCTGCACTATCTATATTGATACCGCGAACCACGTCTATAAGGTGTTTGATCTTGTGTCCGGGCGGTATGCGGAGGGCGTGTATACAGACGAGATGCTGCTGACGATGGCGACCGCGCAGGCAAACAATTTAGCCGTCCAGTCACAGATCGACAACCTTCAAAACGAGATTGACGAACTTGGAGGAAAGAGCGTTATTAAAAATTGGGACACCCTCGGTGATCTGATTGTAGCGGGAACCAGCACGGACGTGATTTCGCCCGGAGACACAACGGAGCTGAATTGGATTGAATCTGTTCTCGGAACCACGACAAGCGGTCTGACCGTTACTTGCACGGATATGGATAAATATATCTGGGGAGTTGGCGAAGCTGAAGAAGCCACTTATCTTTTTGTGTATGACGGGGCAGCTTGGACATACAATGAAGAGCAGATCTCGCTTGCAGACTTTGGGTTGGCAGTAAGTGGTACACCTCGACCCGGCGAGGTCATGACGATCAAAACCACGGTTAAACCAGTTTCTTACACTTTTGTCGGTTACGATGATTTTACGGCATCAGACGAAAATGTTCCGCACAATTGGTGTCTGGAACAAACCTATGCCCCAGACACGAAAGTTTATAACACTTACGAGTCATTATTCTGAATACAGG